TCTACATCACAAAAATCACCATCACAAAATTTTTCTACATTTGCTTCTTCAGCTTTGATTACTCCGAAGTTAAGTTTACCTAACTTCTTAACATCTTTATTATATTGTTTTTCATCAATTGCTTCATAAGGCATTTGTGGATAAGCTCCGTAGTCATGTCTTGGTAGTAAACTGATACCTTTTAGATGATATTGAAAATAGTTCAATACTTCAGGTATCATATCACCCTCTGTTTCTGGATTGAAAGTGACAGTACAACTTACTTGGTTATCAGCCCAATGTCTTTGCATGAACGCTGCCAAACTAAATTGTTCCCATATGGATAATTCACCTACTGTCCTTATTCCCTCTCCTACATCAACAGGAACTTCAACAACCATTGTTGTTTCTTCTGAACCAAAGGCTGGTTCGATTTTATAACCTGCTTTTTTTAATGGTTCCAACAAATCTGAATGTTTGGAAACCCTAATTCTTCTTGTGTAAAATCTTGATTCAGGATAATGTAGACCTGGTGTTGAACCTGCCAGTAAAGATACTGTCCCACTTGGTTTTACACTTGTAGTTTTGATTGATTTTGGTATTGCAAACCAATCAGAGTATACTTTATCCCAATCTTGTATTGTATCATACCCATCTTCTAACCAATTTTTCAAGGTATCTAATCCTTTATTGGTTACAAACTGAGCGATACCACTAACTGAACAACCTATTCTTCTATTTCTTAACATCACACGATTAGTATCTGCCCAATGTGTTCTACCAAGAGTTACTGTCTTGGCATATAGGTAGGCATATTTTAATGTTCTTTGATAATCTTCTAATGAATCATGATTGTTTGGAAATGTTTCTACTAAACAACATAACTCATATGATTCTAATGATTGTTCCAAACAAGGATTACCGCCCATTACCCTATGGTCTTTATCATCTCCACCATTTTTCATACGAGAGTAATGTCTCATATTATCCAACCAAGCAAAACCTGGTTCTCCGTTATCTACAATTCTTTTCGCGGCCTCGGTATAATCCATACCTAACTCTGCGTATATACTATTGTTAGATGTCCATCCGTAGGTTTCTCTATGTGGATTAACTTTATAGTTTTTTAAATCCAAGTATTCTTCTGAGTTAGGGTCTCCGAACACAATCTCGGCAGTTCTTCTAACATTACCAGCCACAACACACTTACCAATTAGATTCATGATATCAACGATTGTTGTGATTGTTATAGGTGAACCACTATTTTTTTGTAATACACCTCTGATACTTTCATGTACTTCTTCTAATGGTTCAGGCCCACTTGATACACCACCAAATCCCTTGATTGGTTCTCCTGCTAATCTGATTAAACTATAATCAAATTTAACTTCTGCTTGTCCATGAAAATAACTTTCTAATAATAATTTCAAAGATTCTACCCAACCCTCACGAGTATCTGGTATTTGATAAATAGTTTCTCTTTCTTTATCCACACCTTTTACAACTATTTCTCCTGCTCCCTTTGTATCGAATCCTACACCAACACCTAACATACTTGCATCCATAAGGAAACAAAATGGTTTGGAATAATCTTCCTTTAGTGTTTTTGTTGATACAAACGCACAATTATTTAGTGCGGCATATAATCCTTTTTCCTCTGTGATTGGTGTACCCATCGCCCATAAACCACGACCTGGTGGTAAGAACTTCATGTTGAATATTCTCTCATACATATCTTGAGCTGATTTCTGAGCCTGCCATGGATTCCATCCTAATTGATGTGATTCAATGTGGTTCATTTGCATAGAGTAAGTTCCCTCTACAACTCTTTGGACGGTTTCCCACCATCGTTCATTCTTTCCATTTTCTTTTATTCGTGAGTAGGTTCTCATATAAACTAATTCACCTAAACCATTGAAACCAAATGGTGGTTTCTTTCTTTTGTATTTATTAATAAAATTTTCTGATAACTTAAATTTGTGTTGTCCCATTCTCAATCCTACTCCTCTGTTTTAAAACTAATGATTTCTTCCGATAAATAAGTATGGTATATATAGTGGAATATACCAATATTTTTTATTTTTTTAGAAGTTTTAAAAAGATTTTCTTCGAAGTTTTATTCAAACCCCTCACCATCAAAATCTTTCTTTTTTTGTGCTAATGTTTTCCTAATGTATTCATCAGCGTTGTTCATTTTTCCTTGTACTTCTTTACCACCTTGTGTGTTCGTTTCATATATTTGTATGAAACCTGTGTTTGTATTTATGGTTGCTGGAAAGGTTATTCCATCTGGCCCAAATCTATTCTTAATAACATGAAATCTACCTGTATTGGCAATCTTATCTTCTACTTTTCTACTCATACTCATCACAAAATCAGCGGTCATAACTTTACTATAATCCTCTGATACTTTTTCAGCTCCAATCACATCTTCTTCTAATGCCGAACGATTGGCCTGTGATGCCGTCCATACTGGTATCTCAAACTCACCAGCCATACCTCGTAACTCTTCATAGATATGTCCTAACTGATGTCGTTTCTCATTAAAGTGTTGTGTTGATTTCATAATATCCGCATAATCCACAATAACTAAATCAGGTTTGATACCTCTCATTTCACATTGTTGTAGATGTGCCGTAAGTGTATTTACACTTGCAGTTCTCGTTGGATAATATTTTATTATCAACTCACCTTTTAGTTTCGAAATCTTCTGTTGTACTTCTTCTTTATAATATTGTAAGTTACCTGTTGGTTGTCCACTTACTATTGTATCATATCTCAATCCAACATATTGTGCATTCAACTCTAATGTATAATGAATTACAGTCTTACCTTTGGCAACTGCATGAGCACCCAAGGCCTGTAGTGTCCATGATTTACCGATACCAGCAGGAGCTACAATAACACCTAACTCACCACCAGCCAAACCACCATCCATTAAATCATTTACACTATCCCATTGTGTTGGTAAACATAATCTTGTTTGTTTAGTTAATCTCTCTTCTAAACCTGTGATATATTCATGTCCAATATCAGTTTCTACACCTGCTTTCATCGCATCATCTATAAGTGTTTTAATCTCATCATACCTTTGTGATTCTAATAACTCAACTGATTCCATGATTGCATTCTTTACAACTTGATTCTTACAGAACTCAAGTGATTTCTCTTTAACGAATTCTAAATCAGGTGATTCACGATGTTGCCAAGCACCTCGTAATGAATCCACAATAGATGTTTTCAATACATCATTATCCACATCATCAATCAAAACCTTTAAGGCTTCCATTGTTGGATTCGTTTTATATTTTTTGAAATAATCTTTGATTGATTTAATTATAAATTTGTTACTATCTGAATCGAAGTAACTTATCTCTATGATATCGAGAATTTGTTTTGTATATTTAACATCAGTAAGTAAAGATGTTAAAATTTTACTTTGAAAGTTTGTTCCGTATTGTGTTAAAGTTTCACTCATTGTAACCTATTATTAAGTATCAAGTTTGCCATATAAATCTTGAATTTTTTTATCATAAAATTCACTTCTTTTTTTCTCACGATATCTCTCACGAGCTTTTGCCTTTATTCTCTCCGAGTTTCTTTTATAATGTTCCATTTGCCACTTCCGTTGAGCATCTCGTCTTTCTTTTTCTGAAAAGTATTTTCTTTTCCTACCCATGTGATTTCTCCGCCATTTGATGTAATCTATTAAATGTTGAATGTAACCAACTATCAAGATTAGGTAAGGCAGTGTATAGTTTATCTTCTAAGAACATTCTTTGAAACTTATGTTTAACCAATCTTTGTATTGGAAACTTCACATGGTCTTGAATCTTTAATTTACTACTACCTGAAATGTTCAGTTCATCTAAATCCATCAGTTTTTTATTTAAAAATAATGTTTCTCTTTGGTTAATTATGTTCTCACATAATTTAAATTTTTTCATTTTAGGTTCAGCACTTTTTATCAAATCCTCTATTGTATATTTATGTGGTGAACCAAGCCATGGAAACATTTTCAATAGTGTTTTTATACCAGCACCTTTTATACCAGGAATACCATCCGATTTATCACCATCTAATATTCTGTATAGTAAAAAGTTTTTAGAGGCGATACCATACTCATCTAATACTCTTTCCTCATCATACATCAACTTTTTTGTTGGTGACCAAACACGAATGTTCTCATCTATTAACTGAAGAAAATCTTTATCGGTAGACATGATTGTAGATTTTGAATCTTTGAATAAATGTTTTGTACAATAACCAATAACATCATCAGCCTCAATATTATCTTGTGTGATAATTGTTAATGGTAAACACTCAAGGTATTCTATCAATCTATTCAACTGACGAATCATCATTTTATGTTCTTGTTCTCTTGTGAGGGAAACATCTAAATGACGATTCAATCTAACTGACATTTTTCTACCTGCTTTGTATTCAGGAAAGATTTTCCTACGGCGGTTAGACCCACCTTTACCATCAAACACTATGATAGTTCGAGTGGGTCTTACCATATTTATAGTGTAACCAATTGACCTTAAAAAACCTACTATTCCACCAATGTGAACCCCATCCTCATTGGTAGTAGGTATTGCTGAAAATACCCTAATAAAAGTATTCAGCCCATCAATCAATAAAACCGAGTCGTTTGGTTCTCCACTATCTACTTTACCGCCAGATTTTTTAATCTCTTCAAGTATAGATAGGTATCTCTTGTTAGTCACCGATAACCTCATCTGTGAATTCTACATCATCAATACCAAGTTTTTCTCTGTATTTTAATATAACCTTATCACAAATGATTTGATATACATACTCTCTTAACTCATCATTTCCACTAATCAAATCTTCCCAATCTTTAGATAGGAATTTATGGTCTTTACCATTCATGTCTGTAAGAGTGTACCATGCACCACCTGACTTTACTAACTTGTGTTCTTTTAACACAGTCAACCATGCACCATAATTATCAATACCTCTATCGAAGTACATATCATAATCGGCATGTCGTAAAGGTGGACCTAATCGATTCTTAACAATCTGTGCTCTACATTTCATTCCTAATACATTTTTACCTGTATCTTTAATCTGTCCCATATTTTTTAATCTAATACGAGTAGAGGCGTGAAATGGTAATGCCTTTCCACCACTTGTTGTCCAAGGGTCTCCAAACATAACACCTAATTTCTGTCTTAACTGATTTGTAAATACAAGAGCAACTTTTTGCCTTCCAATCATCTGAGTAATCTTTCTCATTGCCTTACTAATAACAATTGCCTTGGCGGTTGCCCAACCATCTTTATCAAAATCAGATTCCATCTCAACTTTCGTTGTTGCGGCTGCGAGTGAATCAACTAAGATAGTAACTAATCTATCTTTATCTGATTCTCTAACTTTAGTTACAATTTCTTCAATTGCTTCAAAGATATCCTCAACGGTCTCTAAATGTAGATACAACATTTTATTCATATCAATACCGATAACTTGCATGAACTCTTGAGATACAGAAGTTTCAGTATCGATGTAAACTGCAACCCCACCTTTCTTCTGAGTTTCCGCAAGTATGTGAGCACCAAGTAGAGATTTACCACTTGATTCTAATCCATTGATTTCTGTAATTCTACCTACTGCGATTCCACCATCTGGCTTATTTGATATAGCCAAATCTAACATGGAACTACCTGTTGATATAAAATCTTTTATATCAGTAGGTGTTTGGTCTGTACCATCAAGGAAGTATGCAACCTTGTTATCTTTGAACTTTTTATTTAAACTATCGGCCAAAGTATCGGCCAAAACATCGTGAACTGATGCCATCCTAATCTCCTTAGTTAATAATGGGAGCCAATATATGACTCCCATATATTGTTATTATTTACGAGTTAAACAACTCATCAAAAGCATCACCTGTATTACTTACTTTAGCAGATGATAGTTCAGAAGATGACACTTTTTCTTGTGTTGGTTCTTCTGTAGAATCCTCACTTGGATTCAACCATTCATTTAATACTTCAGTAAGGTCATCATATGATAACTCTTGATAGATTTCCTTAATGTCTTGTTGGGTTTTAACCAATTCAAGTACATCAGGTTCTTCTGAGATTGGTGTTTGATTAGGTTTTACCCTAATGTTAGTTTTAGGAAAACTCGCACCTGATTCTTCAGCAGTAATAAATTCTACTGATACATCACGACCATTGACAGGGTCTGTGATATCACCATAATCAGGGTCTGCGATTATAGAAAGTAGTTCTTGATAAACTGTCTTTCCGAATCCCCAAAATTTCACTCCTTGTTTCTCTTCTCCTCTTACGATTACTGGTGCAAAAGTTCTCATCTTAGCTTCAAGTTTTCTTGATAACTGATAATCTTCTTTACTACCTGAACCTTTTAGTTTTTGAGCAAACTCTTCAATAGGGTCTGGTCTACCAAAAGAAATAGGTGAAAGATATGAACGATTGTTCAGATTGTAATGAAAGAAAAGTTCAATAAAAGGATTATCTTTATTGAATGCGTAAGGAACGATTCTAATTTGAGTTTTACCTGGTTGTGGTTTCCAAAGACTGGAAGTACGATTGTTTGTGGTTTGTAACTGATTTAGTCGTTTTTTAATTGCATTTAAATCCATTATTAACTCCTTATTTGTTTATGTTTATTTGTCATTTATTATTGGTATCATTATCGATACATTAATAAGTATAACCTTGTTTTGTATTATTACAATATTTTTTCATTTTTGGTAAAAAAAAATGGCCATCTTGTTTTTTAAGTTTGTAGTATAGTGGAAACTAAAAATCGTTGAGGCCATTTTTTTATAATTATATAAATTGGAAATCTTGGGGATGTGAGATTAACGATTACTCACAACTTGAAGCTCTGATTTTTTTAAACCTTATACCTAACATCTTTCAGTTACGAAAGTGATTCTCAGAATGGTTAGTTCCATCGAATCGAGTACAACCTCTATGTCATTACCTTAACTCTCAGAGTTTAGTTTATTCAGTCATAAAGTGGGATTTCAGTATTACCCTTACCCACAATAAGGTCAACAGAATCGTTCTGTTTATTTTCTTCAAGTATATCTGATTATTGATGTCTCAACTACCGAAATGATTTACACCTAAGTAGGTTCACCACGAACTAATCTGTGATTGCCTTATGAGCTTCCGAAGTATACTCATTATTCAGCCAATCCCATATAGAGTTAATTACTCTCTATACTTTCCGATTTCTCAATTTTCAAAAAACTTTGTATCTCATTTTAGATACATTAATATATATGTATATAAATTCTCAAAATGTATTTTTTTTTAAAAAAAATCAAAATATTTCTATTTATTATTGATTAACCGATTAGGTTGTTAATCTTAACGCGTTATCTCGGAGTGGTATTATGAAAACAATACTAATATCTTTACTTTTATTTTTCTCAGTATCAATAGCACAAGGAACTGAAACTGATATCGAAGCAATGAATGATATGAATCGTCATCATTTCGATAATGGGTTCATGGGTAGTGATATGGAAGAATCCAAATTTGCTATGGATGAGATTAAAAAGAAAAAGAAAAAGAAGAAAAAGAAAATGGGTGGTAAAGGCAAAAAGAAGAAAAAAGGTTTCTTCTCAAAGGTCTTTGGTAGTAAGTAAAATTAAAAGGGAAGTATTATGCTTCCCTTTTTTTTATTTTTTTCTTGAGATAATTTAAGTATGAATCAACCTTTTTTAATTCTTCTGAATCTGTGATTGTACTTCGTTTATTATATAATTTACCATAAGCCTTTTTTAAATCTATTAAAGCAATACCCCTCATAGATTTTCTATAGTATAAATGTTCTAATGCTTCATCCTCGGCCTCTGCTCCACGAACACCTGCAACTGGAGTAACTTGTTCTACTTCATAGTAAACATCCACTACATCTTCAATCTCTTCCCATACTGCCTCTTCCCATAATTTATCTAAATCTAAATCAACATCTGAAGTATCTTGGGAATATAGTATTGTGAATAAACTAAGGTATATCAATCTCAAGGGATTTTCCTCTATGGTCATATTGAGTACCAACAACTATGGCATACTCACCTGCACCAATTCTATCCGACCACTCTGAACGATATAATTTCCAAACATAAGTTTCTATTCTATCTCTACCATTATCATATGGACTTAATGCAATCGGTTGTTTATGTACGATGATACCATACTTATCAATCATATATAATTTAGTTTTGGGTCTATCAACTAAGTATCTTACCTTTACTACATCACCACCTTTATCTGTATCAAACCAAGCTTGTAGTGGAAAATCATAAAATGTTTCCATTGTTGGTTTTTCTATTTTAGTTTCAACCCCATCTGGTTGTAAAAGAATAAACCCCACCACAACAATTATTGCTGTGATGAGGCCCAATTCTATCTTGTTTTCCAAGTTACTCATTTGTATACAGAAGTGGTGTTTCAGCCAATTCAAATTCAAGGGAATCATAAGTGTAGTACCATACTTCATCATTTCTTCTTTGATGGAATAATGCAGGTTCTCCAACTGCATCTACACTAAACTGCCACTCACCATCTGTATCAGGAATACCCTCAAACATTGTAATTTGTACATTACGACTTCTGTTGATTACTTCGAGTGGATTGTAAGGCCATGCCTCATTTCCTGTCTCCATCAATGTTTCAGATGCATGTTCTTCTAATCCAGCCCATATCATATCAGCAAACGCCTTTTCTGCAGATGCTTCCGCGTTATCAACTGTCTCTTGATATCTTGGAATTGCTACAGCGGCTAAGATTCCTAATATGATTGTAACCATAACAAGTTCGATTAATGTGAAACCTTTACTTGTATTTTTGATTATATTCTTCATTTTATTTTCCTTTCAGGATTATATGTTACGATTTAAGGTACTAAAGTTTTATGTAGTTTAGATGGATTTTCAGTATCTATTACTACGATTACAGGAGCTTGTGCAGATGTACCACTTCCACTTCCTGGTATTACTAAATATGCATATGAACCATCCTGAAATGGTGATGTTAAACCATTGTTACCAAAGTCTTTCTTGAAATCAAGAGCACCAACTTCAGAGTTACCATCGTAACCTACAGAAGTTTCAAGACTCATCCAATCGTTTTGTATTGCATCTTCATCATCACTTGATGGTGAGAATACATAAACAAATTCACCTAACTCAGATGTATAGGATTCTTTTGCATCAAGGATAGTTTCAACATACGCCTCAAGAGTTTCATCAGTAGAAGCACCATCTGCCAAATCGATACCACCTACAGGTACATCATATTTTTCTTGACCAGGAAATCTTCCCTTACCCTCTTCAGATAATTGTTGGTTATAATAATTGTTAGCCACAGTCAAGATTTTATCTATGTTTGCCATGGTTTTCTTTTCCTTGGCACCTGCACCAACCTGTCCAAATTTAGGAGCGGCTGTTGTGGCAAGAGTTGCCATCATAGCTGTAGTAACTGCGAATTCCGCAAGTGAGTTTCCCTTACGGCTTTTTAAAGTTTTAATTAAGTTTGTGAACATATTAGTTCTCCTTTGTACTTAGTTAGTTAGATTTCATCCTTATGATTCCATCTTCTACCTATATATGTACAATAAGTGTACCAAACTATACGATTTTCCGAATTATTTTTAATTATTTTTTATGTGTTGATATTACTTGATTTACAGATAGGCGTAAAAAAACCATCATATTTCAGATGGTTTATTTGGTGTTTAATTTTGTTACAGAGTGTATCGTTCTGAGTGTAACTATTTGTTCCATTCCTTTACATTGATGATTTGGAAGATTTTTGTGGGTACTACATTTAATCCAGTCTCATTAGTTAATAGTAATGTGTTCTGATATTCATTCCAATCAACATTATATCTTTTATCCAACACACCATTGTTCTTACTTCTGATAACTTCGTTTAATGCGTTGATTGTATAAAGTGTATTACTTTGTTTCTTCCTATGTAGTGAGATAGTGTTCTCAATATTCTCTTCATAGTTATCTATGAACTCTACATTATAAGTACATATTAATTGAGTTAAATCTTGTTGGTTTTGAAATACATAAATCTTATCATAAAGTATTTCATTACAAGATATAATGATATCAATAGTTTCATTTAACCTAGCTTGCCTTGTGAATGTACATAGTAATTGAGTTTTCATTATTGATTCTCCTCTATCAACTTCTGAAACTCTGGTGTCCACTTATACACAGTCTGTAGTTTTCCGAGTGGGCCATCTTTTGTTCTCTGTCTTTTTTCCATGATTGGAACTTTTTTATCACCAACCATTATATATACTAGGCCTGTAGAACCAGTGACTTTATTATCTTTTGACTTTTGCACTTCTGTTTTTTCTACTTTTAATTTTTTTAAAAAATCTTCTTTTGATTCTATACCTAAAGCTTTCTTCATAACATTACCATCTAAAACAACACCACCATGATTTGTTTCAAACATACCTCTATATTTATGAACTCCTTTCTTACCACTTATCGCGTCCATATGCCCTTGTTTCCAAATGTTATTTCCTTCAATGTAAGTTCCCACACCCACACCATCAATCTCTATTTGGTCAAGGTCTTCAATTTG